GTCACCACGCCAGGCATCAAGCCACTGCGTCAGCTCCGGGCTGAGCCGCACCGGCGTCGGGGTGGATAAGCGCATCGGATCGGTCGGGTGCTTGCTCACTGTAGCCGCTGCTGCTACGATATGGGAGCCGCATGGAGCCTATGGCCACGCCACGCCTCGACCACGCCACTCTCGGCGACCGCGAATGGACGCTTGTTGGCTGCTGGCATGAATGGAACCATGCCCGTGTGGAATGGGAGCCATCAGCGCCGCCGCCAGCAGAGGCGCACTTCTGCAACTACCGCGATTACATCCTTGGACTCCGCAATGGCTGATGCCACCTACACCGACTTCCTAGAGCGCAAGCTGCACACGGGCGCAGACCACGGCTTTGAGCCGGTGTTCATGCCGCCGCAGCTGTTTGACTTCCAGCAAGCCCTTGTGCAATGGGCAGTGCGCAAGGGTCGCGCTGCGATCTTCGCTGATTGCGGGCTGGGCAAGACCGCTATGCAGCTCACGTGGGCTGAAAACGTGGCGCGGCATACGGATCGACCGGTGCTGATCCTTACGCCGCTGGCAGTTGCTGCGCAAACCATCCGCGAGGGTGAGAAGTTCGGCATCGAGTGCCATCGAAGCGGTGATGGCTCGGTGCATGGCCGCATCATCATCACCAACTATGAGCGGTTGGAACATTTCAATCCAGCCGACTTTGCCGGTGTTGTCTGCGACGAGTCGAGCATTCTCAAATCATTCGACGGCGCCCGTCGCAATGAGATCACCGACTTCATGCGCAAGGTGCCATACCGGTTGCTGGCAACGGCAACCGCTGCGCCGAATGACTTCATTGAACTTGGCACCAGTTCCGAGGCCCTTGGCTACATGGGCCACATGGATATGCTCGCTCGATTCTTTAAAAACGATCAAAACAACCTGACCAGTCGGCGCATGTACGGCGAGGCGCCTAAGTGGCGCTTTAAGGGTCATGCTGAACAGCCTTTTTGGCGATGGGTGACAAGCTGGGCTAGGGCTTGCCGCAAGCCATCAGACCTTGGCTTTGATGATGGCCGGTTTGTTTTGCCGGCATTGCATGAGCATGACCACCTAATCGAGACACAGACAGTGCCCGATGGGATGCTGTTTGCGATCCCTGCAACTGATCTGCGTGAGCAGCGTGCAGAGAAGAAGCGCACCGTCGCCGAGCGGTGCGAGCAGGTCGCCAGCATGGTCGCCAACACCGGACAAAGTGCTCTGGTGTGGTGTCACCTGAACGAGGAGGGCGACTTGCTGGAGCGACTAATACCGGGAGCCATCCAGGTGTCTGGCAAAGACAAGGACGAGGTCAAGGAGCGGCGGCTAATTGACTTTGCTGAGGGTCGCGCGCGGGTGTTGGTCACAAAGCCCAAGATTGGCGCATGGGGACTGAACTTTCAGGTCTGCAATCATGTCACTTATTTTCCATCGCACAGTTTTGAGCAGTATTACCAATCCGTTAGACGTTGCTGGCGGTTTGGTCAGCAGCGCTCGGTCACTGTTGACATCGTGCTCACTGAAGGTGAGCGCCGGATCATGGAAAACCTGCATCGCAAGCGATTGCAGGCTGAGCAAATGTTCAGCAATCTAGTTGCTGAGATGAATCACTCGCTGGAGATCCAGCGCAAAGAATACAACACCACCCCTATTGAGGTTCCATCATGGCTGTGATCACTGACCGCTACGCGATTTACAACGGCGACTGCATTGAAGTGATGCAAGGCTTGCCATCTGAGTCAATCCACTTTTCTATCTATTCGCCGCCTTTTGCTGGCTTGTATGTCTACAGCTCAAACGAGCGAGACATTAGCAACTGCCGAGACTATGATCAGTTCATGGATCACTATGGCTATGTGGTCCGCGACCTGCATCGGCTGACCTTGCCAGGCCGGTTGACGGCTGTGCACTGCACTGATATCCCAAGCGGCAACAGCGGGCAGGACTCGCTACTGGATCTGCCAGGCAAGATCATCGCGCTCCACGAGCAGTGCGGCTGGCATTATGTGGCGCGCCACACGATATGGAAAGAGCCGCTATGGGTCCGCAACCGTACTATGGTCAAAAACTTGGCGCATAAGACCATCGTTGACGATTCAGCTTATGCAGGTGTTGCATCTGCTGACTACTTATTGGTGTTCCGTCGCAGTGGCGCAAATAAGATACCGATTGCAAATCCAACTGGCTTGGATCACTATGCCGGTGAATGCCCTATACCAGCAGATCTGCAACAGTATCGCAACTGGAAAGGCAAGCAAACCGAAAACAGGTTCAGCCATTGGATCTGGCGCCGATACGCATCATCTATTTGGGATGACATCAATATGGGCAGGGTGCTGCCGTTCCGTGACTGCAAAGATCCAGATGATGAGAAGCATGTGCATCCGCTGCAACTTGACGTGATTGATCGTGCGGTATGCCTGCGATCCAATCCAGGAGAAGCAGTATTGACGCCGTTTATGGGCGTCGGTAGTGAAGTGTACGGGTCCATCCAGCTTGGACGCCGCGGTATTGGCATTGAGCTAAAGGAGAGCTATTACAAGCAAGCCATCAAAAATATGGAGATCGCTGTAGAGCAAACCAGACAGCAGGACCAGCCGTCGTTGATTGACCTTGATGAGTTTTAATCATGAACCTCCGCCCCTACCAAACCCAGCTCATCACCGACATCCGGCTCCAATATCAACTCGGCCGCCGGAGTGTGCTAGCGGTGCTACCGACCGGTGGCGGCAAGACCGTCTGCTTCAGCTATATCGCCCAGGCTGCAGCCCGCAGGGGTAACCGTGTCTGCATTCTGGTCCATCGGCAGGAGCTGCTGGATCAAGCCAGCCGTAGCCTGACCGCCATGGGCGTCAACCATGGCCGGATTGCTGCAGGCCGCAGCATGGACTTAAGCCATGGGGTGCAGGTCGCAAGCGTCGGCACATTGGCGCGCAGGTTGCATCTACTGCCGCCGGATTTCCTGCAGCTGCTAGTGGTAGATGAGGCCCACCACAGTAATGCCGGCACATGGGTCAAGGTGCTGCAGCATTTCCGCCGTGCACGACTGCTGGGTGTTACTGCTACACCAGTGCGCCTTGATGGCCGCGGCTTGGGTGAGTGGTACCAGTCGATGGTGCTAGGTCCGAGTGCTGCATGGCTGACCGAGAACGGCTACCTAGCTAATGCACGAGTGCTGGCACCACCGGGCTTTGATGCGACCGGTCTGCGCAAGCGGATGGGTGATTTCGATGTAAAGCAAGCCGCCGAGCGGGTTGGCATGATCATGGGTGATGCGGTCGGGCACTACCGCAAGCATCTGCAAGGCCAGACGGCCATTGCGTTCTGCTGCAGCGTGGCCCATGCGGAAGCGGTAGCGGATGCATTCCGGCTGCAGGGAATTACAGCCGCCAGCATCGATGGCAGCATGGATGGCGCCACGCGGCGCGGGTTGCTGGAGGATCTGGGCACCGGCAGGATCAAGGTGCTGACCAGCTGCCAGCTGATTGGCGAAGGCATCGATGTGCCAAGTGTCGGCGGCTGCATCCTGCTGCGACCCACCAGCAGCGTGAGCCTGCATCTGCAGATGATCGGTCGTTGCCTAAGGCCATCACCGGGTAAGCCTGCTGCGGTGATCCTCGACCATGTGGGCAATACGCTCCGGCTCGGCCATCACCTAGAGGATCGCGAGTGGACGCTGGATGGGATCAAGAAGCGCGACCGCGAGGCAGCGCCATCGGTGAAGGTATGCCCGAGCTGCTTTGCTGCGATGACCAGCCAGGTGCGGCAATGCGTTGAATGCGGCCATGAGTTTGCACCTGAGAAGCGCGAGCTACGACAGGTCGATGGTGAGCTGGTGGAAGTCGCCATGCGCGCTAAGCGGCGCGAGCAAGGCAATGCGCAGACGCTGCAGGATCTGATCCTCCTAGGTCAGCAACGTGGCTACAAAAATCCGGTGGCATGGGCAAAGCATGTACATGCCGCACGACAAACCAAAGGCCATTGGAGCCTTGTCAAAT